AGACGACCTCGATCGGCACCTGGTCGCGGCGTTTTAAGACGAGCGTCTGGAGCGCGACATTCGACGCGGCGCTTTTAACGAACCGCCGGTTTTTGGAGTCGAGGAAAAGTTTCATGCCGCTCGAGCGAGCGGCGGGTGTCAAATCGGGCGGCTCTCCGAGCGTTTACTGGAGCGGCTCGGAGGCGGCTTCCCACTTCCCGAGCGGACATCTCTCGGTGGCCATTCGCAATTTTGCCCAGGTCGAGCATCCGCACCTGCGGCAGCGGCCGGTTTTGTTCAGTGCGGCGGCATCCCACTCGGGACAGGCGCGGCAGGTGGCTTCGCGCTTGGCGAGGATTTCGGGCTGGGTGGTAGCGAAGCCGCTGCGGGCGAAGCGATGCGCGGCTTGGCCGAATTTGGCAAAAGCATTTTCGCGAAATGCAATGATGTGCTGTGGGAGATTCAAGAGAAGGTCAGAGTAACTGTTGCTTTTTCTTCTTCGAAAGAAAGCCAATCAGCGGGATAAACGCGACCATTTATTGAAACGCTTGAATTTGCGTATTCGGTAACACCGCACCGCATCAGTATTTGCCCACCGATAGATCCGTCCATAATTTCGAAATAAATAAAGCCTTCATCAGTAATATAAACATTTGCAAACATTGTGTATTCAACTAAAAATCCAGATGAATTTGTTACTGATGAATCATATTCAGATTCTCCACAATTTGGAGTAAACACAACACCCTTCTCCCCCGTTTCAGGATCAGGGCAAGACCCGTTGGCTATATTAAATGTTCCGCTTCTTTGTGGAATCCAATCTTGAAAAGCTGGCCAAGTGTAATCAATTTGTAATGTCGTCCAATTTAATAAAATGCCCTGCAAGGCGGGGGACGGCGCTACGCACCCACCCCCGCAACACGCGCACTCGACGGCGCGGAGGCCGGGGGAGTCGGTTTTGATCTTGATGGCTCCGGAGCTGGATCGGCCGAGGGTCATACGAAGGCGGAGAGGGGAAGGCGGAGACCGGAGAGGGATTTCCGGTTTTCGGTCTCAGGTTTCCGGTCTTTCATGTCAGCATTCCTCCGTGGCGATCCATTGCAGCGCGCCTTCCACCGCGCCGAGGACATGGGTGCCGGTGGCTGGTTGCGGTGGAATGTATGAGCCCCCGCCGAGGGCTTCGAGAGCATCCAGCCTTGCATCGATGGCATCAAGGTCTGGCTGCATGCATATTTTTACATCCACGCAAATCTCAGAAAATGAAAGGCCTCCATTTAGATAAACGCTTCCTTCTGTTTCTGGGATAAAATTCCAAGCCGCTCCGTCATAATAAAGCAGAGCTTTTGAAGAGGGCGTGATGAAGCTCCAAGATTGGGAAGCTGCATCCCATCTCAAAATTTGATTTAATTCTGTTGGGGTGACTAGCACATAGGTCTGCGAGTTCGTATCCCATTGCAATAACTGCCCGGGAGAAGTGCCATCCGGCAGCACGGGCTTTGCCCAAGCCCAAGCGCCATCTACGAAGCCGAGGCGGTAGGTTTCCCCGTCTTGAGGCGGGGGAGGGTTAAATATGATCTGCCTTTGCTGGTGTCCGCCTGCTCCTGTTTTTTCTGAAATCAGAAAAGGTTGGGGGTTCCCAGCGTCATCGAGCGCAGGAGCTTCGAGGAGGCCGAAAACGAAATTCTTATCAAGATCGGAAGCGCTAATTTGCACGGGATAACCACCGCCTGACGCCGTGCTTTTTATTTTGTCGCTGAATAAAACAGGGGGCGCGGTCATGCGACTAATGCGGTTCGTTGGTAGCTGATTTGGATCTCATCGATGGTCCCGAAATTTGACCGAGACACGCTGACGATTTCGTTCGTCCACTGCAGGGTCAAAAAAAGCACAGCCCCGGGAGCCGGGGTGCCGGTCATTTTTCTGGAGCGGAGGCTTGAGCTCATTAAATTTTGCTGGCCTTGTGAGAGTGTCAGATAGTCTTTGGAAGAACTCGGCAGTGTCGTAAATAAGGTCAAGACATCGACGAGCCAGGTCTCGGTGATTGTCCAATTATAGTTTGTTTGTGGTGGCCCAGCGAATTCCTGCGAAAAGGTTTTTGATAGAACCACAAGATTAACGCCGAGGGTGCTGCTGCCCTCATTATACAACGGATGGCCGGTATAAAGATCTGTAGTAAAATCTTGAGAGTATGCGGAGAACGGGATTTCCAGCCACCCGTTTTCCGTTTTACGGGTTTCCGGCTTCGGCCAAACGCTGCCGAAAGTTTGCATTAAAGAGTTCGCGGCCGGGAGGGTGCTCTCAAGCGAAACCACGGTGCCGCTGATTTTTTTTAGACCAGACGGATAAACGGTCTCAGTCTTTCCGGGCAGTAGGATCGGAAAATTTCCGTAAGTGGTTGGCATGGATTTAGGCGGTAAGGGCGTGGGTGGGGAGCTTGGGTTCGATTGTTTCGACGACGCGCTTGATGGTTTCGACGAATCCTTTTATTTCGCCGAGGATTTTGCTGCCTTCGCCGGTTGAGACGGCGAGGTCGATGTTTTCCTTGAGCTTGGATTTGATCGACTCGATGGAGGCGGTGGCGTCGAGGTTGATGGTCTGCTGGGTAGAGCCGAGCTTTGTGATTTCGGCCTGGATGTTTTGCAGGGAGTTCTTGCCGCCTTTTTCATCGATGGGCTGAATGCCGGTGAGTTCGCCGCGTTTGCTGGCGATATAGTCTAGGATTTGCTGCATCTGCTCGCTGCCGGTGGAGCCGAGGTTTTTGATGCCGAGTTCACGCGCGACATCGGGGAAGGATTTGTTTTTGAGGTCCACGCCGATGTATTCGCCGAAGGCGGTGATTTCCTTGCGGGCGTCGGCGGCTTGTTCCTTGGCGCTCTTAATGCCTTGGGAGGGATCCACGCCTTTGATGTAGTCGAGCCAGGTGGCGAAGGACTTGGCGGCCTCGGCGGCTTTGCTGGCCTCGGCTTTGGCTTCGGATACGGTGGTCTTGTCCACCTTCACGGCAGCGGCGGCGTTTTTGGCGTTGACGAAATTCGTGGCGAGGACTCCGGCTTCTTCTTTGGTGACGCCGAGGGTTTTCACATAGTCGTCGGCGAGCTTGGCGATCTCCTCGGTCGCCTTCTTGCGCTCAAGGTCTTTTTCGAGGGAGGCCACGAGTTCGGTGTTGCCTGCGGCTTTGGCGGCGTTGAGCTGGGTCTCGAGCTCGATGATGGCGGTCTTGTCGGCCTTGGCTTGGGCGTCTGCGGCGGCTTGCTGGTCTTTTAATTCTTGGCGTTTTGCAAGCTCGGCCTCGGTCTGGGCGGCTTGCGTCGCGCGCTCGGCGGTGGTGGCTGCGGTGGCGGCGGTGACTTTACCCTCGAGTTCGGCGACTTTGTTTTGCTGGGCGCCGAGGTCGTCGAAGAGCGAGGGAACTTTAGCGTAATTCTTCTCAAATGTGTCAGGAAATGCTTTCCCGGCCTTAACGAATTGATCCGAGATTCTGCCGCCTGCGCCTTTTAGCGAGTCTTCAATTTTATTGGCAGCGGTATTGGCATCATTTGCTGCTGTGTTTAGCTGCAAAGCGATTCCTTCAGTGAGCCAATTCCCAGCTAAAGCATTAGCCAGATTCCTTTGAATTGTGACCGACAGCTTGTTTGCTAAAAATTCAAAAGAAGAGACGACGGTTGTAAATAAAGCGCCCGAGCTGTTGAAAATCTCGGCAAGAAATTGCCCGGCGGATTGAAATGCGGCTATCAGTCTTTTGTAAATCTCATCGGCGGTCTGCATCGCCTGGAGCTTGAGGCTTTCCCAAAACACCTCAAAGGCGAGCCCAGCTTGGCCGATGGAAATGGCATCCACGGCGGCTTGGAATCCTTTCATGGCTTGCTGTCCGCCGAGGAAGGAGTCGGCGAGCTTTTGGCCTACGGCTGCGGCGTCGATGCGGGAGAGTGCGCTGGTGATGGCGTCGATGGCTGGGAGGGCTTTGTCGAGGATGCCTGCGGCGAAGTCGCGGACTTTCTGCGAGATGATGAGGAAGCGGTCGCCGACGGCGTCGAAGACATTGGCTCGGCGGTCCATAATGTCGGCCATGCTCCCGACGGTGGCGCGGGCTTCGTCCATTTCGCCCGAGAAATTGGTGAGCAGCGGGAGGAGTTCCGCGCCGGATTTGCCGAAGACATCGATGGCGGTGGCGGCGCGTTTGGTGGGGTCTTCGATGCTGGTGAGGCCGGAGGCGACGAGGGCGAGCTGCTCGGTGGGTGTCTTCCCGGCGAGTTCTTCCATGGAAAGGCCCATGCGACCAAAGGCGGCGACGGCTTCTTTGCTGCCTTCGCCTGCGCCGAAAATGTTGTTTTGGAGTTTGGCCAGGGCGGGGCCGACTTTGTCCGCGCCCGCGCCGGTGTTATCGAAGGCGCGTTGGAGGAGGAGGAGATTGCCGGCTGTCTCGCCGGTGGAGGCAGAGAGGTCGGAGAGGGTGCCGCCGAGGTCGAGGGCGGCAGAGAAACCTTCCACGACTTTTTGCGCGCCGGCAAAAACGCCATTCACCACAGAGCCGAAAACATTAACAGCGGCCTGCCCGACCGCGACGGCTCCGGCCATTTTGCTGAAGCTCGCGCCGAAGGATTCGCCGGAGTCGGCTCCGGATTTCTCAATTTTTTTGAGAGAGTTTTGGATTTCGTTGAGGCCGCGCTCGATGCCGTCTGTCTCGGCTCCGATCTTGACTGTGATTGCGTTTCCTTCGGCCATAGTGTCAGGCGGCTTTCAAGCCAGGGTATTTTGCGGCGAGTTCCGAGGTTTTCTGGAAGACTCCGAGGCGGAGGTTTTTCTTAAAGAAGTTCGTGCGGCCGCGCATGGCCGCGCGCAGGGCATCGACCACGCTAGGGGAGTAGGTGCGGGAGTTTGTGATCTCGATGTGGAAGGCGTTGCCCTCTTGCTTTTCGGAGCCTTGGGCATTCTCGGGGTAGTCGCCGCTTTTCGTCGTGGCCTTGGCAACATAGTTCGGAACGGAGATTTCGATGCCGAGCTTTTCGGCGATCTGCACCCACGATTTTTTCGAGAGGCCACGGGCATCCTTTCGGCGCTTGATGGAGTTTTTGATCTGGAGCTGGAGGGCTTTCCAGATCGTGTCTGGATAGCGGTTTTTCATGAAGTAGCGCTTGCCGTTCAGCGTGCGCACAGGCTTGGCGTTGACATTGGCCTCGATGAGCTTGACCTGAGCGGTGGCGGTTTTTTTCGCGGCGGCCTGGAGGATGGACTTGGTCTCGGCGCGGATGATTTCAGCAAACGAAAACCCTGTGATTTTCGACATCTCCCGCATGGCGCGGGAGAAGTCGCTGGTCACGACATTGATGCTTTGGGATTTTTTTGCCATTAGGTCAGTTTTTCAAATGCGGCATCTATGGCAGCGAGGGAGTCAAAATCCACCTTGCGGGAGTTGCGGGTCCAGGTGCGACGGCGGCCGTGGGCGGCGTCGTCGGCATGGATGATTTGGAGGCCTGCGGCGAAGGGGAGGTCTTCGAGGATTTCGCGGAAGCCCCAGCCGGTGATTCGAGCGATGCGGTAAACATAGCCTGCTAGCCAGCCGGGGCTGTTTAGTTTCCCGAGGCGGACTTTCCGCCTTGGGTCTCGGAGAAGCTGGCGAAATACTCGTTGGTCCGCTCGAGGCAGAGCTTTTGGAGTTCGGCGATCTCGGAGGCGGTGGGGTTTTGTTTTTCCATCCAATCGTCGACGGCGATGGCGAAGCGGGAGAAGTCGTTGACCACGGAGCGCACGGAGGCTTTCGGCGCGCTGTGGATGAAGGCGAAGCCGCCGGATCGCCAGAGGATATCCATCTCGGGAGAGAGGATTTTGTTTCGTTGCATCCAGGAGATTTCCAGCGCGGCGGTTGGTCGCATTTCCCATCGGGAGAGTTTTTGAGGTCCGCTGGTCATGGCTTGCTCGCGGAGGGCTTCGTCGTCGGTGAGGAGGTCGTTGGTATCTGTCATGTGTTTGTCGTGGGTTGGTTGGTTAAAGAAATTTTGCGAAGCGCTTCTTGTCGGCTTCGGTGGCGTTTTCGGAGATGCTCACGATCTTGCCGTTGCGCTCGAAAACGATCTGGCGGGGGATGGCCTTGATGGCGGTGAGGAGTTGATCGCGGTTGCGCAGGGCGGCGAGCATGTAGGACACGGGAGACTCGGGGTTTTTCTCGATGAAATCCTCGCTGGCGAAGGCGCGCATGACCTCGTCGGCTTGCTGGCCGCTGGTGGGGTGCGCGGCTTTGAAGTGGAAGACGGTGCTCTCGTCTCCGCTCTCGCGCTTGATGCGGGTCGCGGGGGCTTTGTCGCTCTCGAACTCAAAGCCGAGGGCCGTGAGGATGCTGGCGAGCTTGAGGTCGCGCGTGTTGAAAATGGCAATGTGTCGTGGGTGCATTTCTCGTGGGGTGCGGCCGGGGAGCCGCTAGGCGACTGCCCCGGCGCGGAGGGTGGGGATTAGGAGGCGGTCATCGCGGTGCCGTAGCTGCGGAGCGTCGCGCTGACGGTCTCGAACTGCTCGGCGGCGAAGCTGGTTTCCAAGCTGGTGCAGATGGTGGTCGAGCCGAGGGATGTGCCTTGGGGCATCGTGATGGAGGCGGTGCCGCCAACGGTCAGCGAAAAACTGCCGGTGCGCATGCCTTCGACGCTGACCTCTTGGATGGGCTCGCCGACTGCTACGGCAACGACGCTGCCCTGGTCGTCTTTCACCTCTTGGACATCGGCGGATTCCGAAATCGAAAAGCCGGTGACGATGAGTCCGGAAACATCCGGTGTTCCATAAGTGGCCGAAGAGACGGCCGATGAGCGGTAGATTGAAGCTGCCATGATTTTGAGTTGGTTGGGTTGGGTTGCGGGTTACGGAGAGGTGGCGGGTGTCAAATCGCGGACTCGACGAGGCCGAGGGTCAGCGCGGCTGTGGTGAGCCAGCGGCCGTCTTGCTGGCTCTCGGACCAGGTGCGGAGGTCGGCGCCGGCGAGGGTGAGCGGCGCGGCGAAGGAGGCGGCGAGTTGGTCGGCGGCGAGGAGGGAGGTTTTGAGCGACGAGGCGAGGGCGGCGTGGGTATCCAGCGCGGCCTCGACGACGCTCGGGGTGGCGAGGACGATGGAGGCGGTGACTTTGTAGAGGCCGCGAACGATGGCCTCGGTGCTCTCGACGCCGACGATCAGGACGGGCTGGTCGTTGGCGATCGGGTCGCTGCTCTGGCCGGTGTGGACGGGGATGCCGTCAAAGGCGGGCGTGGCGCGGAGCCACGCGGCGAGGGAGGTTTCGACTTCTAAATTCATTGGCCACCTCCGGCGGGGCTGACGGTGGCGGTGTATTCGGCGGGGTTGTTGAGCGATTCGCCGACTTGCTGGACGAGGTAGCTGCGGCCGTGGAAGTGGATCGATTCGCCACGGCGTGGGGCGCTCTCGAGGTCGCTGGCTTGAAAGCGGACGGTGAACTCGCCACCCTGGCGGAGGCCGCCGCTTTCGAGATCGAAGGAGACGGCGACGGGGGAGATGCAGGCGCGGAGATCCTGCGCGCGGAATTTTACCGGAATGCCGAGGAGCGAATTGCGCGCGGAGGCGGCGAGGGTTTCGAGGCGGCTCTTTTGAGATGGCGACACGCTTCTCGCTGCGTGTCAAAAAGCAAAACGCCCCGCCGGGAGTGAGAACCGGCGAGGCGTTTGCGGGCTGGTGTTGTCGGGTGTCGGGTAATTAGTCGACCATCAGGGCCATCGTGCCATCGGTGAGGCCGGCGGCTGCGCCGAACATCACTTCCAAGGAAGCGATGAGCGAGCGGGTGCTCTTGTCGCTATACACATTGTAAGCGATCGAGAGGCCGATCTGATCGAGGGTGACAGAGTCGCTGACGAGGTAGTCGTTATCCGCAAGGGCGGGGACGGCTGCGGCCATGACGAGCGCCTCTGGGGAGCATGCGAAGCCGTAGAGGCCCGCTTCACCGCCGAAGCTGGTGGCGTAGTGGACGCCGTTCTCGAAGCCGTAAGCTCCGTCGCCGAGGTTGAGGGCGGTGGTGCTGGTCGGGATGAGTTGGCTGTAAACAACGGGCGAGACAACGAGGCCTTTGCGGGCGCTCTTGTGGACGGCTGCCCACAGGCTGGCGAGGTCGCCGCTGGCGGCGTTCACGCTCGAGGGAGCTGCGGTGACAACGGCGGCGCCGAAGTTCGCGACAGTCACGGGAGTCGTGGCGAGGGTCCAGATTTTGTCCGCGATCGCATCCAAATTGATTTGGATGAGGCGCTCCAAGCGGTGTGCAGATTGGAGGTCGCTGTAGCTGAGGCCGAAGGGCTGGTAGATGTGATCGAGCGAGACCGTGGCTTTGCCGAGGGTCGTGCCGCCGATCGAGTTGAAGGTGGTGGGGTTCACCGAGGTGCTGGCAGTCGCGGAAGCGATTGGCACATGGACGGTGTCTTTTGGCTTCTTAACATCCGAAGAGAAATCGGAGGCGAAGAGGTTGAGCGCGCTGAGGCGCTTGCTGAGGACGGTTTTGGTCTGCTGAGCGATGGAGTCAGCAACCAGGGCGCTGTCGAATGTATTGGGCATTTTGTTGGTGTTGGGTTGGTGGTTGGGTTCTCCTTGGCTCAGGCCTTGGAAATTTTATTGCGGTGCTGCCAGATGGCGGCTTTGTGTTTTTCGAAGAGGAGCGAGGCGGCTTTGCGGTCGCCGGCCTCGACTGCGGCCAGGTATTCGGCAACGGGATCGGCTGCCTCTGACGCGGAATTTTCGATGAGTGGGACGATGCGGGCGGGAGCGAGGCCGAGGCTGCGCTCGAGGCGGGCGAGGTCTTGGGTGACGCCGTCGAACTTCGCCCGGTAGGCGGAGGCTTCGGCGAGGGCGCTGTCTAGCTTCGCAGAGAGTTCGTTGTATTTGGCGAGGATGGAGTCGGCGGCGCTGGCCTTGGCTTGCGGCTCGGCGACTGGCTCGGCGGGGATTTCCTCAACGACCGGCTCGGCGGCGACTTCTTCCGAGACGGGAGTCTCGATGACTTCGGGCGCGGGAGTTTCGGCGTTTTCGCTCACGATGCTAGCCTCGGGGGTCTCGACGACCTCGGGCTGTTCGGGCGTTTCGGTGACTACTGGTTCGGTCATGCCCTTGGCGAATTTGTCAAATCGAGCGCGCAAACTTTCCGGTGTTGCGGTGGCTGCGGCGGCCACGCCTTCCTCGATGGCGTCGGCAAATCCGAGCGCGACGGCTTCGACGGCATCGAGCCAGGTCTCGGCATCCATCATCTCGGCGACTTGGTTTTGATCCATGCCGGTCTTCCGCACATACGCGTTGACGAGGGTGCTCTTCAGTTTGTCGAGGAGGTCGGCTTCTTTGCGGAGCTGGTCGGCATCGCCAGCAGAAATCGTCCACGGGTTGTGGATCATCATGAGGGCGTTGTCGGCGATGTAGACTGGCGCTCCGGCCATGGCGATGACGCTGGCCATCGAGGCGGCGAGCGCGTCGATGTGGACGGTCAGCCCGCCTTTGTGGCGGCGAAGTGAGTTGTAGATGGCGGAACCTTCGATAACCGATCCACCGGGTGAATTGATCCGAAGATGGATGTGTTGGCCGTCGAGCTTGGCGAGGTCGGAGAGGAATTCTTTTGAGCCTGCGCCGAAAGCACCGACCTCGTCATAGAGATGAATCGTTGCTGTGCCGTCGTTGGATTTTTCCAAAGCATAAAATTTGGTCATGATGGGATTGGGGTTGAGGTGAGTTGGCTTTGCTGGTTGGGGAAGACTTGGCCGAGGTCGAGGCCGAGGGCTTCGCACTTGGCTTTGCGGCGGACATAGGAGGCGAGGATGTCGTCCTCTTCGGCTTCGGCATCGAGGCCGTGCATGTTGCAGTAGCGCTCCCAGCTCAGATACCCGGAGTCGAGGAGCTGGGCATACAACCTGCCATCTCTCCCATTATCGACCGTGATCTTGCGGGGGGTGACCCACTCGACGCGCCACCAATCATCGCCGGGATAGGGCAGGCGACCGGCTTGGATTTCCTGCCACACCCAGTATTTCCACGCGGGGAAACAGAATTGATCGATGACCATCTGCTGAATGCGGTCGAGGAAGTTCTGCGCGACTTCGAGGAGGGCGCGGGTCTCGGTGCCTGCGAGGCCGACGAGTAGCATCATTGCCTCTGGAGGCACGCCAACAGCGCGGGCGATGTCGCTCGTGTAGTCGCGCATGAGCGGCTCAAACCAAGCGCCTGGAGATTCGTTTTTGAAACTCTGGATAGACTCGCCCGGCTTTAGGCGGGCGATGATGTTCCCATTGTAAAGGTTGTCCGTGCTGATTTCGTCACCTGCGGAATTGGTGATCCTTGTCGCGCCGAGGCCGATTTTTTGCGCTTCGTTGCTGTTGATGACATAGCCAATCTGCGCCTGCATTTTGGTGCTGCCTTTTGCGTAGGCTTTCGTCTCGCTTTGGTCTTGCGCGGGGATGATGGCGGAGTGGAGCCACGAGACTCCGCGCGGCTGGCCGATCCGGCGGACATGGCGGATGTGCATCATGTCGTCGGCGGGGACATCGACGAATTTGCCGTTGGTGCGGTCGGTGATGACGCGGTAGCTGCGGGGCGCGCCAAAGCGGTCGAGGAGGAGGCCGTCGAAAGCGTAGTCGGGGGAGTTCAGCGTATTGCCGACGCTCTCGCCGCCGATGAAGCGGAAGCGTGCGCCGTCGGTGCCGGTGACGAGCTTCTGCGCGAAGACATCGCCATCGAGTGCGACCTGTCGGACGATGAGGGATTGCGCGGAGTAGAAATTGACGGAGTCGCTGGCGTCGAATGCCCAGGCTTCTCCGCAGGCGCGGTCCTCGAAATGGCGCTCGGCGATGCGGTTCCACGCGGGGTCGGTGGTGCGGGCTTTCGGGACGATGCCGAGGCCGATGGCGCGCTGAGCGATGTGCTCGATGATGTATGTGACAGAGGGGATGTTGTTGTAGAGCCAGCGGGCTTTGCGGATGAGCTCCTCGCGGGTGCGGGGCGTGACTTCGCGCTTGGGGTCAACGGTGTTGACGAAAATCAAGCTGCGGGCGGTCGAGTGCTCGGCGGCCTCGAACGCGGCGGCTTGGGCGTCTAGTTTGCGCGGACGGCCGGCGCCGGGGCGGGTGCCTCCCCATCCACTTGATTTCTTGATTTTCGAGGGCATTGCCCTCGGCGGCGTGTCAAACGGGGGAGGTCACTGCGCCGAAGTTGGCGAAGGTGCCGAGCTGGCGGCCGTGGGTGCCTTCGGAGAGGAGTTCTTCGACGGCTTGGAGGAGGAGCCACTTGGGGAAAGAGACTTGGCCGGACGAGGATGTTCCTTCGGTGCCGATGCTGGTAATGACGACTTCCTCGGTGGCCGACGCGAAGGTCGAGAGCGCGAGGGCTTCGAGTTCGGCATTTGATTTTGTGCGGCGGAGGAAGGATTTCACGCCGGAGATTTTGTCGAGTTCGGTCACGCCGGAGGGGGCGTGTCAAAAGATTAACCACGGAGGACACGGAGAGCACGGAGGGGGACGGGAGGGTTTGCGGAATTTGGCAAATCTGTCGGCGGGATGTTTAGATTTTGCCTTAAAACTCAAAGCACGCTTGAGCTTTGGCGTAAATTTTAAGCAAAGCGTGTTATACTCGTGAGCGAATAACCGGAATTTATACCTCGGCGCGGATAGTTTTGTCGGAAATTCGGGGGTGTTTTTCCGACATCGTGTAAAGGGATCGGCTTTTGTTTATCGCGTGCCGGGCGACATGATAAAAATCTGGCGATTTATAGTTTCGACTCGATGTATTTCCCGCGACTCTGGTCGCCTCGGTCGCGGTCGAGCTTTTGCCAGCTCTCCGGTTGCATGGAGACGCTGCGGGTGACGGCTGTCCGGCCTTTGGCGTTTTTGTTTTTGCTTCCGGTTTTGCGGCCGGCACCTTTGCGCGGGCCGCCGTGGGTGGGCTTTTTGGTCACTTCTTGGCTTTTGAGGTTTTGAGGTTTTGGGCGAGGAGGATTTCTTCGGATTTTTGGATGGCGAAAGTCAGTTCCTCAAGCGTGTTTTTGAGCTGCTTGCCGAAGATCACGAAGTAGGCGAGCGCATTGTAGAGTTGTTTGTCGTTGGTTTTCATTTTTGTCGTGGGTTGGTGAAATTTATTTTTTGGAAGTCCATTCGCCTGTTGTTCTAAGGGATTTTATCATCTCCCTCAAACCGGCATCAGCGGCGAGAAGCTTTTCAACCGCGTCGTCTTTGTCTTTAGCTTCAGTGGCCACCCATGATTTCGGCAAGCCACCTCGGCGGGCGTTGCAGTATCCCCATGAGAAACGAGTCTCGAAAACATAGCCAATTTGGACGCCATCAGCGGTGACTTTGAATGTTGCGCTGTCTTTGTGCTTTGTCGGTGTAGTTGTAATTTTCATTTTTGGTTTTTTGTTTTGTCGTAGCCGTGGTGGCTTCGATATGGACAATCTACACGCTCTTGATTTCTCGTCAACAACTTTTTTTCAAATAAATGAAAATAATTTTGGTGGCTTGCGGAGCCGCTTAAAACCTAGCTCGGCGGGCGGGTTCGGGGAAAAGTTCGGGGAAAAGTTCGGTGAAAAGTTAGGACATCCCGAAGATTTTCATAAGGTCGGCAACGCCTTTTGAGTCGGTGACCGGCGGGGCTTCGTTCTCCTCTTCGCCTTCGTGCAGAGCCAGGTCCCATGTCTGATCGAACATCTTGCGGAGGCCGCGCGCGCTCATCGTCACATTGCCGTCTCCCGCGAAGCTGGGATTTTTTGCCGTGTATATTTTCCAGAGTTGGGATTTTTTCATTTGAATTCGATGGCTCCGGCTTTGCGGAGTTGTTGGGCGCAGGCGTAGTTGAGGCGAACGGAGTCGGCGAAGTGGTCGCCTGCGACCGAGCGCCATTCTTTGCGGCCTTTTTTGCTGACGATGATTTTTTGCCCCATGAAGGCGGATAGGAATTCTTCGCCTGAGTCTTTTGGGAAAAATAGAAAGGGGGATTTCCGCTTAGCGATGCGGTCGATGAAGAGGGAGACTTTCGAGGCGAATTCGTTGACGGTGTAGAGCGGCATCGTCGGGTATTCCTTCAGCACGCTTTCGCTGATGCTGCCGAAATTCGCGCCGGAGCCTTTGGCGGGGAAAAAGAAATTCCCCGAGAGATAGCAGGCGCGGTAGACGGCGTTGGCGTTGAAGCCCGAATCAAGGAGGCCGCCGATGGGAGTGACTTCCCTACCGTCGGGCGTTTTGAATTTCTGCGACTGCGCGATCTGGATCATGTCGTCGATGCCGGTGACGGTGCCGTAGTCGAGCACATAGGAGTCTCCATTTTCCGAAAAGGCCATGGTCGTCCAGTGCGAGGTGTCTTGGCCGACATCCGCTGACAGGGTGATGGCGACGGGCTCGATGGGGCAGGCTCCTCGGAGGTAGTCTTTGCGACAGGCGAGCACCTCGGCGCTGGTGGCTCCGGTGCCTTGGACTGTCCACCGGCGGGCGTTGCGCTTCTGGATGAATTGCTTCATCGCCTCGGTGTCTCCGGCCTTGCGGTCGAGATCGGCCTTGACCCACTCGACTGCGAGCGATCCCCACGGAATCCACCAGACGGCAGAGGCATCGTAGTGGAAAGCGATTCGCCCTGGCGCGCCGTGCGAGGTGACGGTGTAGCGGGAGCCGGATGAGAGGGCGCGGCGGATGCGGGGGTCGTCCATGTATTCGTGCGAGCAGGTCGGGCAGACGAGGCGGGCGCTTTTGGCCACGCGATCCCAGAGCATGGCACCATTGGCGTCGGTCTCACGGTCGAAGGCTATGTTTTTGAAATCCCACGGATGCACCTCGCCGCATAGGCACTGCCAGGAGAATTCTCGCTTTTCGCAGAGGTCTTCCGCGTCGTGGAAATCGTCGCCTTCCTCACCACCTTGCGAGACGAGGATGCGGCGGGCATTCCAGCGGTCGTGAGTTCGCCGGCGAAATTCCTCGAGCATGCCGCGCTTCCAACGCCACACCTCGTCGGCGATGGCCCACCGGATGGATTTCTCCTGGAGGCTGGTGAGGTTGGCCCCGCCGATGAAGAGGGGCATGTGGGGAAAGAGGATTTCCGTCTTGCGCTTTTGGTGTCGGTCTTTCGGGAAGAGCTTGGCGACTGATGGGATGGCTTCCAGCATCGGACCGAGGCGCGACTCGGCCCACTGCTTGGCGGTCTTGTCGGTCTGGCCGGTCACCAATGTCGGGCCGGGGTTCTCGCTGATGATCCACGCCAGAAGCGCCTCGAATAGCGTCGTCTTGCCGCTGCCGACAGGCGCGCAAATGATGATCTCGTCGTTGGTGTCTTTGGCGATTTCCTCGATGGGCTCGTTCATCCATTGCGCTGTCGTGGAATCGAATTGCGTATTCCGCGCGGAATGCGGGACGACGACATGCCGAGACATCCATTGCACCGGACTGAGCCGCTCACCGGGGTTGACTCCGAGTTTGAAGAATTCTGCGATCATTCGTCGGAGAGCGTTTTCAGCACGCGGCTTATTTCGTCCTCGAGGATCGGGACCATCTGCGCCGCCGATAGCCCCTCGAGTCTGCCAGGCAATGCGCCCACCCACGAAAGGAGTTGAGCCTTCACAGCCATGCCGAGAGCAATCATTTCTTCCTCTACTTTCTCCTTGGCAATGTGTTTCCCCTTCGTGACCTCAAGCAGGTATTCGATCCGGTCGCCCTCGAGCTTGAGCTTCCTCAGCCTCGCCGCCTTCATGTCCTCCACCGGCATTCCGGTCGTATCGGATTCGGCGGCGAGGTTGCGAGCCTGCCGTTTCGTCACAGCAAGCTCGTCGGCAATGCGATCCGTCACCGGATTGCGCGGGCGACCCTTGCCCCGCTTTTGGGTTTTCTTGGGTGTCATTATAGGGAAATGGGAATTTTATTGCTCACACGAAACTAACGAGCGACTGGCAAACTGCTTGGGTCGAGTCAGTTGGTAGGGTTCCCATGCCCACCCCCTCCAATGAGCGACCGAATCCTCTGCGCTTCCTTCTCCATCGGTTCAAGGAGATTGAGCGCAGCGTTGAGCCGGGCGCTGTCCCATGTGGTGACTTCCTCGTCCATCTTCCTTTGCCACAAAAGGAATCTCTGATTGATCCCCTCGATGGTCACAATCGCCTTGGTTTTGTCCGCAGGGTTTAGGCTGGGTTTGGCCTCAGGCAAGGATAGCCCGAGGTCAAACTCCAGTTGCGCCTCGGTGTCTGCCGTGAATTCCATCCCCCACCTACCATTGCTGTAATCTCTCGACTGTTGTAGCCACTTAGATGCAGCCCTTTTACAGGTAAGGATGTCGCGGTGGATCACCGTCCATTCGGCAGGTGTGAGTGTTTCCGGCAAGGTTAACCCCGCCAGCGTGAACATAGTGTTGTCTATTAGTTGCATGGTTGTTTTTGTTTGGTTTTCAGTTTTGCTATTGCGGCCGCTTTCATGGCCGTAAATGGGTCAGTCGCTTTCTCTTTAAAGATTGCGCGTGCGGTGTTTTTCTTTCTAAACTTAAGATTATCGAAAGCCCCTTGTTTCCCGCTCAAGGTATCGCGCCACCCAACGACATAGTGCGACATGAGCGCCCGAGTGACGCCTAACTCTTCCGCGATCTTGGACTGAGATTTCGCGCCGTTGAGCTGGTCAAGACCGGCGGCAAAAGCCAGCGCGCAAACCATGACCGGCATATTCCCGCCATCGATTAGATTCGAGACTACCCGACCAAGGATCAGCGCCTGGTGTTCGCGCAAAGCCTTGTCTCGGTATTCCATCACTCCCCTCGCCTGCCTGGGCGTGACGCCTAACATATCGGCAAGGATCTCCTCCTCGGTGTCGATCTCGCCGGCATAGTCGTGGTAATAAACCGCACCGGCCGCGTGGAGCCGGTCGGCCTCGGATGGAAATGTTGGGTGGGCGTGTGGGGTCATTTGAAAGCCTCCGTCTTGATGTTCTCGCTGCAAACATTCACGCCATCCGCGAGTTCTATGAACCAAGGGCTTTTGAAAAATCGGACCGCGCTGTCCTTGGCGTCTTGCGCGACCACGGTGGCGTATTGGCTTTTATAGTCGGTCTTTCGGTCAATGTCGTCGTAGGCTTCGAGAATGATCCGCGCGGCCAGCGCGCGGTAGCCATAGTCATGGTCGGCGTTTTTGGTCATTTCCAGCCCTCCAAAGCCTTGCGAGCCATGGCCCGCAGTTCCTCCCTCGCCTCGTCGCGCTCGCGTTCTATTTTATCAATACGATCATACCAACAATCCGTAACTCGCTCTAAATTTTGCAAATAAGTTAGCGAGTCAATAAATCCATCTGCGTGATTTCGTTCAATCCAGCGGTGTATTGAGGAGAGTTCCTCCCGCGCCTCGTCGCGCTCGCGGACGACTCGATTCCATGAGGATGCGTCAATGGTGATTTTTGGCTCGCTCATTTGCCTGCCCTCCTGGCGAACTCCGCGATGAGGAGAGCGTCCGCGATGGCGTGCGTGACCTTCAGCGCCGGGAAAAGCTCCTGCGCCCGGCGCTTCGACACATTCTTGTCTCCCTTAGTAAGACACCCCATTGCCTTCTGCCACATGGCAGGCCTCACGCGCTCGTAGGGGACGCCCAGCGCCGTCAGAGCCATCTGAAGGCGTCCATACCCCTCGCCAAAGGTGAACGCGCTTTTAACGCCCATTTGCGGACTGCTGTGGACTAACTCCAGCGTGGCCCGCGCGTCGAACAGGTTGATCGAGTCCCGAAGGAGATCGATGAGGTCGCGGTCCGTTTCGGGCATTTTGTGCGCCCACGGTTCGCCGCTGGATGGGATAAATGCGATGCCGCCGGACAAGCCGGGGTCGATGCCGATGTATAGTTTCATTTCTTATTGGTTGGTTGGGTTTCTCTCTCGTCCCGTGGGACAAATTGTGATATCGCGCCGTGCATCAGGATCGGGAACGCCCCGCCTCGCTCGCCCTCGCGGTTCTTGACCACCGTCAGCCAGCTCCCGGTGTCGCCGTGGCCGATGAACCACACATGGTCCGAGTGGTGGCCGATGGCCCGCGACTCCCGCAGTTTCGGCGGGTTGTCGTCGTTGAGTTGGGAGGCCGTGACCACCGCCACATTCAGATGAATGGCGAGGGATTTGAGTCGCTTGGTGAGTTCCGAGACATGCTGCTCCCGCGTCTCGTTGCTGCCTAAAGCCCGGAGGTGGACGAGTTGGACATAATCGACAATGACGATGTCCGCCTTGTCCTTGGCCACCAGCTCGCGCACGGCGCCATCGATCTGCTCCCACTCGGTGAGCGTGCTCTCGACCTCAAGCGCGTAGTGCGCCAGCTCGGCCGTGGCCGCTGTGAATTTGTTGAGGTGCTCGTTCTTGGTGTCCGCGCGGTTCACATACTTGAGGATGCCGATGTTAAAGCCACACATGGCCGAGAGGATCCGGCCCACGACCTGAGTCGCCGGCATCTCGAGCGAGAAGACCGCCACGCGCTTCCCAGCCCGCAGAGCATGGAGCGCCATTTGAATGAGCATGATCGACTTGCCGCCCGAGGTCGGAGCCGCCACGGTCAGGAGTTCCCCCCGCTTGAGTTGTGCCGTGCGATCCAGTTCGCCCAGGCCGGTGCCGAAGGTCTCCGTCGGCTCGGTCTTTTCCATTTCGATGGTCAGGTTTTTGATGATGTCCTTCAGCCCCGCCCGCTGCGTGTCCTGCATCGCCGCCGTCTCGGTCAATACCTGCGCCAGCCCCGCGATGTCCCCCTCCTGCCGGAGAAAACCCTCCTCGGCCTTGCGGACCGCCGAGAGCGCCGTGCGGTAACGCCGCGCGTCCATGAGGTATCCGCGGTGCCATGCCGCCGTTCCCGGGTCGCCCGTCGGCATCACCGTGCTGAGATCGATCAACTCCTGAGCGCCCCCCGCGTCGTCGAGCAACCCCTGCCGGTCGAGGAGGGACTGAACGGCGAAGAAATCCGTCGAGACGCGCGCCTCGTGGAGTTCCCGGATCGCGCGGAGGATGATGCGGTGCTTCTCGTAAAAAAACAGATCCTCGGGCCAGCTCATCGCGTCCAGGCAGGCAAAGTTTTGGAGGAGGCACGAGATGGCCGCCCGCTCGCTCGATTCGCTCAATGGCACCGCCGCCTTTGGCATAGGGAGGATCTTTTGTTCGATCATTGCGTTCATAGGGACAGGACGGGCGCGTTGCCGTAGGCAACCGCCTTTATTATCTTCTCTTCTCTGGTTACAGATTTGTTACGCTTGTCCCGTAACTTCTCCGTAACGGCATCGTTGCCGCGTTTCTTGGCCATTCTCAACGCCGCAAGTGCTCGGTCTTTAGATGTTTGGCTGTTGTGGCGGTCGAAGTTTACAAACTCGATTTTGTCGCCTTTCACAATCAACCAACCGCATTTTGCCATCGCTTCATCGAAGGTCGGCGTGTGCGTGATTTCGCGGATGATGCGCAGTGCCGTAACACCCGTTACGCCGTCAGCGTAACAATTCCGTGACGCCCACGCCCACACCTTCACGAGCTTCCCGACCACCGCGTCGAGGTCGAGGCCGGTGTGGTCGGCAATCGCCGCCACCTCGACCTTCTCGTGTAGGTGGTTCTCTACTTTGATCCATTCTCCTGCCATATTATTTCCTTCCCTTTCTGGGGTTCATTTCCGCGTCCACGAGATACTCCCGCACCCGTGCCAAATCCGCCTCGGCCCTTTCCATGTCCTCCAGCGCATAGGTAGGCTGGTAGGGAGGGAATGGCTTGCCCCGGTGCAACCGAGGCCCGATCGGGCACTCGTTCGCACACAGGACCAGCCGGACGGAGAGGCGGATATGGCGGGGATCATCGGGCATTTAGCTATTGCTTCGCTTCCAACCCTTTTCTTTAATGACCGCTTCAGCAAAAAGCCGAAGTCTATGTGGTGTCATCCAACTTTTACTGCAAAGATGCAGAATCCAGTCAGTTAAACCCGCCCAATCATTTATTCTTTCAAGTGAAATCTCATAGGCATAACCGCCCCACAACATTTCTATGTATCCATTTTGGATACAAATCTTTGACTTATCAACTTCAGCTTGTTTTATAACATCGCCAAGGTCAGTAAACCGATTAAATGTTGAAGCTTTTATGGCGTCTAAAAGTTCCATAACGCTTAAAACGGAATCTCGTCCGCTTCCGCTGGGGAGGTTTTGGGTTTTGGAGCCGATTCGGTCGGCAACATCCACCGCTCGATCTTGTTGAAGCGATGGCCGTTATCCGTTCCCTCCTCTTCGCCGAGGAGCGCCCAGGCGCTCACGCCGACCAAATCCTCCGCCTCGATGGTCACCTCTTCGCCAGGCACAACCGCCTGCCCGCAGGCCGCGCGGAATTGGTCGATCTTCCAAGCCGCCTTCGGCGTGAAGGTCAGGTGCTCATGGATTTCTGGCCCCTTGTCGCCGTTGGCAAGTATCACCTTGCAGATGAGTTTGATCATCTGGTTGCCCGCTTGGCTCAATTTCTCCACCGCGCTGACGACCTCGAGCTTGTATTTTCCCGGCTCTACAAAATAAACCGGCTTAGGTTCTGTCTGTGTGTATGTTGGCATAAGTTATTTTTTGGTTTTGATTTGGCGCAGGGTGGTTATGGGTGACCCTGCTTTCACCGCTGATTCATCCACCTCCACGCCGGAGTCGGCGCAGAATTGGCGAAAGTTCTTGCCGCTCATCTTGCCGCCGAGGGCGAGGATGAGCGTTTCCTTGGAAACATTGGCCGCTGCCTTGGCGATGGCATCGGCTTCGACATAATCGCGGCCGGCCATGCTCGAGACCTTCCAGCCGGGGATTTCCTCCCCGTCGGAAAGCCGCGCCTTGAGGAGTTCGATCAACGGATCCGCGAGGTGCTTCTCCGCCGCTTTCCAGTTGGCGGCGAAGACCGAAAGCTGAACCGGGTCCGCCGCGATCTCCGCGCGGATCTCGTCCAGCGCCCGCTCGCCCTTGACCAAAGCCAAAGCGCCCTCCGCCTGCCGCACGATCGCCGAGCACCCATTGAAATGGGCGCACCATTCGCAATACTCGCAGGGTGTCGGCTTTGCCGACGCGCTCGTCGCCTCCGAGACCCACCCCGCCGTGATGCGCTCCGCATCCTCTTTGGTGAACTCATAAGTGCGGCGTTGCTTTTGATCCACATACAGCACATGAGCCGTCCAGCGCTGTGCGAAATTGTCCTCCATGCAGGCCAGCGAGTAGGCAGCCATTTGCTCGCGGTAGTTGCGGATCTGGCCCGTCTTAATATCCGCCACCCAGCCGCGCGTGCGGCAAATCGCATCCGCCGTTCCCAGCTTCGAAAGCCCCGGCACCGCAAGGCCGAGAAATTCCTCCCGAGTCTCGACAGGGTAGCCCGCCGAGAGGTCGAGAAGTTGATTCCGGCCCCACTCTGACACCCGCTGATCCTCCGGAGTCAGTTGCTCATAAAGCTCATAGTCGCACTGCACCGCTCCACGGATCGCCGCGTCGAGGAGCGTGCCCCGCTGAGCCGCCGCCGAGGCCCCTGACGCCCCGACAAATGTCGGGCACGCCGCCAGCTTTGGCCCAGCGGAGGGTGAAAGCTCCCGCGCTTTCACGCTGCCACCTCCATCGGAGTCGCCTGCTCCGCCTCACGCGCCACTTTGATAAAATGGTCGATCCGCGCCGCCACTTTCGCCAGATAGTCCGGCGCACAATCGCGCCAGGTCTGACCGCTCGTGATGACCCCGCGCCCGAGGAGGAAACGATTCACCGTGCCCTCGTTCGCCTCGAGTTCCTTCTCCCAGCGCTCGGCCGATGCCGTCGCCACCTTCGCCGGAGCCGCGGGCTTCGCCGGTGCAAATAAATGCGCCACCGAATTCCACTCCATCGGCAATTCCTCGGCGAGACCGCTGCGGGTCTTGGCATCATAGGCCGCCGAGTGCGTGGTCAGAATGATGCGCTGCTTCCCGCCCGTCCCCTTGGCCTTGCCGTTTTCGGTCTCGATAACCTTGGTCTTGAATCGGAAAAACCAAAGTTCATCCGCCCATTCTTTCACGAGCGGAGAGCACTGCTTGCTCATCTTTAGCTCGTAACGGTCATAGGCCGTCATGAGATCGGGCGGCTCGACGCGCTGCACCTTCGAGTGCGCCAGGAGAACGACATGTTTGCCATTCGCGATCAGCGAATCCAGCGCCGTAAGGAGTCGGCTCATCCGCTCCGCCACCTGCACCCAGCCCTTGCCATAGCCGAAATCCTCGATGCTGGTCTTCTTCGTGGTGGCCAGAAGATCCTCCACGCAAAGCCGCTCGGCCCAATCCGCCGAGTCGATCACGACCGTCTCGTAATGGGTTCCGGCCGCGTCCTTGAGCGCCTGATGCAAATCCGCCCACTTATCAATCGCCACGCGATCCACATCGAGGTGAGCCGTGCCAGCTTCGATGTCCAAGAACAATGGGGAAGGGAACTGCGCGGCAAATGTCGTCTTGCCAACCGATTCCACTCCGTAAATCACGACTCGCTGTGGTCGCTGTTGTTTTCCAGATATAATTTTCATGTCACTCTTTCGTTGTTAGTTTTGCGCGTTGTGTGGGATGCGCGCCCCCCTTGGCTCCTGCCCTCTCAGGCGAAGCGGAAATTCATTCGTTATTCGTGAATGGCGTATCTCATTCGTCGGACGGCGAGTAAGTCAGGCAGCTCCACCGAAGCTCGGTCTCGGCTCGGAGCGCCGCCGCGAAGCAGTCCACGCAGAGCGGCCCGAGGTCTTTGTCCACGAGGTTCGCCACCACGGTCTTGCCCTCGGCCGTGCAGAGGTGGCAAAAGCTCGAGTCCACGGAGGCGTTTTCGATGAGGTCCATGGCGCTCAGTCCCGGTCATCGAATTCCCTCCACCGGCGCTCCCGTTCCTTGCGGCGGTTCTCCATGTCGCGGAAGCGGTTCAAAATCGTCTGCTGGCCACTCCAGTAAGCGGCGCACACCGACCCGAGCGTCACGATCGCCAGAATGAAACCTTCCCATGCGCTCATCGTGCGAGCCTCCCGGTGATCGCCAGTAGCAAGACCGGCACAGCGATGATCTGAATAAAGTCGAGTGCGTAGCCGAGACAGCGGAGCGTCGTATCGGCGTCCATTATTTGGCCCTCCGTTCAAAGACCACCGCGAAAGGCGTGACCTTAAATGTGCGCCAGAATTTCAGCCGCGCCTCGGCCGGCGTGCTGGCGTGGATATAATCGCCGAAGGGTCCAAAAACCCCGTTGGCGGTGCAGAGATACAGGTTCATGGTTGTTTCCTACTGGTTGCTGTGTTGCGGCGATTGGCGCCACGGCCGATCCGGCCCATGAGCCACTCGCGAAAGCTGTGTCGGGAGATGTGCCAACCGCCGGTGCGCCCGAATGGCAGCGTCGCCAAAAACTCCCCTTGCCGAATGTGCGGATAGAGACCGCGCTTGGTCAGCCCGCACTCTTGGCAGGCTTCTTCGATGCTCATGAACTCCTGCGAGAAGATCATTTCGCGGCCTCCCGTTTGGCGGCCCGGCTTTCTTTAAGCGCCAGTTGCTCGATGGCATGCGCCACCACCCGACTCAGCGGCACTTTTACGCCGCCATTTTCAGCGCGGGTTTTCACATAATCCCAGACCTCGGAAGGCAGGCTTATGGAGACCGCTTTGTGCTTCTTGTTTTGCATGCCCAGCAACATTGCCAATCTTGCCAATGTTGGCAATGCAATAAGCAAAACACCCCATCTCTAAATGTTATTTTTTTGTTGACATCCGCATGGGGACTAGGTTTGCGGGCGAAAAAATATTTTCACAATTTTGCCAACATTGACGACCGTGCTAAATTCTATTCATGAAAACGATCAAGACTCAGAATGTTTCCATTCCCGTGGAACTTCACGATTGGGTCACAAAAAAGATGGAAGAAACTAAGCTTTCAACCCCATGGGCGAAGGCCACATTTTCCAGCATCGTGGAGCACGCATTGACCGAGCTTCGTAACAATGAGCAACAGGGAAAAGGCCAGCCGGATGTTGGTGTCGTGATGAGTCCAGCGTCCGGAACTTCCGTTTCTGGTCGCTCAACAGCTACGACGAAACCCTCCCTGAAGGCTGGGTAGGGCAGATCCACGACCTCACGCAAGACAACCCTGCTCCTGTAATGCGCTGGCCCGATTTACTCGGGGGGGGGG